GGAAGCGGAACCGAAGAAGATCTTTCTAATGTTATTGCAAATCTTACAAGCAAAGATAATAAATTAGTTGTATTATCTCCAGAACAAATATCTGCAGTTAGTCAAACGCTGCAGGCTTTAACTCAAGAGGCAAAGGTTGAAGTTGCAGAAACCCTAGGAATTAAGGCTTCAGATGTTGCTCAAGTTGCAGAGGCTATGCAAAGCAACCCAGAGCTCGCCCAGGCATTTGTTGAGTTTGAGTCTAGAGCAGAGTCCGCAGGAGATGCAAGCATGCCTTATACTTTAGCAGATGCAACAACAGAGGTGCAAACCGAAGCATTTTTGGCGGATCCAATAGGAGCATTTACAGATATAGATTTTGGTAAGGTATTAAGTCCCTCAGAATGGGGTAAAGATATGACAGATGACCAAAGAGAAAAAGCGCAGGAAGTTGTAATACCAGTAATTATCGCATCAAATATTATTGCAGCTGCAATGACTAGGAGGATATAATGAAAATAATCAAGGCCCTATTTAAATATATATGGGAAGTAATCAAGGAAAGCATAGCCCAGATATTCACCCTATTGGGATTTTTTATTGCTTGGCTAACCCTTACTGGCTCCGCCCAGCAGGTAGTTGGAGTTGCTACAGTTATTGCTACAGCAATATGGCTTCTAACTATACCACTACGAAAAGAGGACTAATAGTGTATAATTATCCTATGAAGAAAATAAGTGCTATTGCTTTAGCATGCTTGCTAATGCTATCATTAACTGGGTGCGACTCTTTAAACAGATACCGCTATCCATGCCAAGATCCTAAAAATTGGGAAACAGCAGAATGCACTCCTCCAGAATGTGAAGCTTCACAGACTTGTACAAAAGATGTAATAAAAATTACACCTACAACACCAGAACAGGAAATAACAAATGGCTAAACAGAAACTAACGCCCGCAGATCTAGACGCTAGATTGAAATTTATTCTAGGAATAACTCTTGGAAGCATTCTTTTTATGACAGCGCTTGGAATTATCTATGGTCTGTTGTTTGTAACACAACCTATTGGAGCCCAGTCAGAAAATGACAAGATGTTCTTCAATGTTCTAGGTAGCATTGCAACATTTATTACAGGAACACTTGCAGGAATTTTGATTGGTAACTCAGGTGCTAAGGATATTATGGCAGCGCAGATAGCAAACAAAGAAGTAGATGCAAAAAATACACAGGCTGATAAAAAGCTTGAAGCAGAAATTGATGCAACGGCAGCTCGCTTAGCAGCAAAGCCAGATGGACAAATGCCAGAAGAGCAGCCAGTTGATACAGATTGGGACAAAGACTAATGGCAGAACAGGGAACAGCAGAACGTTTAATAGAAGTTGCTACAGCAGAGATCGGAACCATTGAGGGTCCAAAAGATAATGAAACTAAATACGGTGCTTATACAAAAGCTAATTTTCAACCATGGTGCGGAAGTTTTGTAAACTGGTGTGGTAATGAAGCTGGAGTAAAGATTCCTAACACAGTATACACTCCAGGAGGAGCTGCAGCATTTAAGAAAGCTGGATCATGGATAGATGTGGATATTGCAGATCCAGAACCAGGTGATATCGCCTATTTTGATTTCCCTTCAGACGGTGTCGATAGAATTTCTCACGTAGGAATTGTTGTAAAAGATAATGAAGACGGAACAGTATGGTGTATAGAGGGTAATACTTCTTCAAACAAAAAGGGAAGCCAAAGAAATGGCGGAGAAGTTTGTAAACAACTTCGTGCATATAAGAAAAATAAGGCTGGAGTAATGATTTCTATTGTTGGGTTTGGTAGACCAAAGTTTGGCGGGGCAAAAAAAACTGAATCAAAGCCCTCATCAAAGCCATCTACATCACAAAAGATCCCAGCAAAGGTGGGCCCTGAAGTAAAAGCAGCAATTGATTTATTAACTAAAAATGGGTATACTGTCTCTAAGTAAATGAATAAGTACTTAATAAAGCTAGTAATTGCAGCAGAAGTAGAAGCTTTTGATGAAAATGATGCAAGAGATTACATATCGGATATATTTGGTATAGACGATGAAGTAAGAAAAGTTAATATAGAAAGCGTTAAACTAATCAAGGAGAAAAAATGAGCGTAATTGTTGAAGAAAAAGAAGTAACTCTAACTGCAGAACAGGTATTGGAAGAACTTAGAGCAAAAGCAGAAAGACGTGCTATGACTTGGCCAATTTGGGAAACAGGACTAGAATCAGCAGAAGGAGAAAAGGACTTTCTTAAGAAGTATGAGGGCAAGGTCTTGTTTTTTACTAATACAACAATTGGCTGTGGAAATGCAAACCAGCTAGAGGTTTTGCAATGGCTACAAGATGAATTTCAGGATCAAGGGTTTTCTGTAATTGGAGTGCCAACAAATGATTACTGTGGAGCTGGAATTACAAAATCAAATCACAAGCCAGAAAGATTTGCTAAGGGAATTACATGCGGATTAGACTCAAAGGAGTATAGCCAAGAAATTTATGGTACTACATTTGAGTACTCAGAAATGACACATTCTAACCCAAACGATTTAGTTTCTGGAACTGTAGGCTCAGCTCCAGGACACAATGGAGTCGGCGAGCCTTATGGCGAGCCTCATATTTTTTGGAAAACAATTGCTGGAAGTTCTGAGCGCCTTACAGATTATGACAGATCAAATGGGGTCTCACAGTTTTTAGACGATTACTACTCATGGTGGCTAAATCTTGGATTTCATGGAGGACTTAAAATGTCAGGTAATTACGAAAAGTATTTATTTGATAGAGACGGATATTTTTTAAAGAATTTCAACTGCCAAGTTCTTACGTATGACCATGAAAAAATGGTTAAGGATCAAGCGGCATCAGTTGGAGCTCCTTTGTCAATGGCTCATGGCCGATCTACTAAGATATTCCAGGAAGAATATGAAGTCGTTAAGGCTGCAATTCAATCTGCTTTAGACGGAGAGCTTTCTTTGCTAAATCCAAAGCACCCGAACTGCATAGTATCTCCACAATATCAAAAAAAATAATTGTCACAATATAATGATATAAATAATGTAAAAAGGTGTTGACAACATCTGTTGTATACCTGTATAATAATATACAGGTATAAAAAAGACAAATTGGACAAATGCTACACTTATATGAAAACGGAGTAGAAATTCTAAGGAATAAAGTTCCTAAGAATAAATTTGATTTATACTGGAACAATTATAGTTTAGTTGTATGGGAAAAAAATAATAGCGGATATTTTGATACCAAAGGCATCTATAGAAATAATTCCTGGGGGATCGCAAACGAATTCTCAGTTAATTCAAAAGGGACATGGACTCTTCCGCTAAAATATGTCAAATATTTTAAATAAATTAGATTCAGACGAACAGTCAGTAAGATGGTGGCATTTAGCTGCATGCAGCGGAATGAACACTAATTTATTTTTTGACCAATACGAGTCTGATGTAAATATGGCTAAAGCAGTAGATCAATGCTGTCTTTCTTGCCCAGTAATGTCAATCTGTTATGAATCTGGAGTTAAAAATAATGAGTATGGTGTTTGGGGCGGAGTCTTTTTGTCATCTGGATTGGTTGATAAAATGAAAAATGCTCATAAAACAAAAGATGTATGGAAGCAATTAAAGGCAAAACAAAATGTCTAATGTTTACGATAATCATCACTTTAAACACGGAATGAATCAGTGGACTGGTGAACCCAATAAGCCAGTTTTTTATAATGAGGAAATGAAAAAAAAGCTAAGAGAGCTAAATAAACCAATGTTTCTTTTAATGGATGTTGTAAAGTATCCAGAGTTTTTAGCGCTTAGATTGTATGAAGATAATTTTATTCAGTTTGATGGTATAGAAAAAGAAAAAGTAATAGACTATGTTTCAAAAGCAAAAAAACTTCTCGAATCTTACGGTGTTCGAGTAGAACTAGAAGGAAGACCTATAGCATGAGTGAATTAGAAGCAGAAGCATTAAGACCAGAGCATTTCTCTATTGTTGACAGCTTTTTAAAAGAAAATGAAAACTTAAGAGAGGTTCATTATATGTTAACTATTGCAAGAGATGGAGAGAGTCCAGAAAGATCAATTTATCATTATAGTAGTCCGCTAGATGTGGCTGAAGCCTATAGCAGATATACTGATTGGGGATTTGCAAAGGAATACCTAACAGTTACGATATACGGCCCAGGGGGAAAGCTGGCGCAAAAAGTTCTTCGTAGACCATCTGGAGGCACACAAGGCGACTGCACTTTTGTAAGAGAAGATTACGTAAGAGCAGAAAAAATAATATTAAAGTATAAAAAAGACATGCCAGAAGATAGATACACTGCTTTAGTAAAAGATTTTGCTAAACTTTTTTCAAGAGACAACGTTAGATTTAACGTAAGTCGTTTTTTTAAAGAAACTGAATGTGAAGAGGTTTTTGAATGAGTGAAAAGATATTTTGTTATTCATGTAACAAAACAAAGAACAAGTTAAATTTGAAAAAATCCTCATTGCTTACAATTAATTTGTTTTTATGCCAGACATGTATAGATAATAAATTTGAGCCAAGGTGGGTGGTTCTTATTGCTGGAAGGCAAAACGGTCACGAAACAGTTAAAGATTTTATACAAAAAAAGAGATATATTGGCGTAGAGATTACAGCATCGGAGCTATTAGTTTAAACTAATTATAAGGTATAATTAGTTTATAATGGAAATAACTTATATAACGTTTGTAGTATCAATATTAGCTGCAACGCTTAGCGGATTTGCTACTGCGTTAGTTAATGGATTTAGGGATGCTAAAAAAGAAAGAAATAGGCGGGAAGAGCGTGAAAAAGACCACCTTAAATTAGATATAAAAGATCTAAAGATAGAGCTTTATCAGCTTGAAAAAGAATTAAATGAGTGGAAAGGCAAGTATTATAAAGCCATTCAGGACTTAATTGAAATGAAATCTGAGCTGGAAAGCGTATTGTCACAATTAAATCATATTGAATATCATGAAATGATGGACACAGAATAATTAAAATAGTACAATAAAGGTATGACTTGTATTGTTGCAATTGCCCAAGGTGGTGTCGTCTATATGGCATCAGATCATGCTGCCTCTGATGATAAAACTGGATGGATCCTTTCAAGAAAAGAACCAAAGTGTTTCAAGGTTGGCCAATATGGAATTGCATTCACAGATTCCTTTCGTATGGGGCAAATCCTTCAATACATGTGGACCCCACCAAAGTATACTCCAACAAAAACCAATTCTGGTTTAGATAAGTTTATGAGAACAAAGTTTGTTGATTCAGTTAAGGCTGCATTTAAAGAGCATGGATACGGAAGCATTGGATCCTCTTCAGAAGAGGATACGGGTGGAATTTTTATAGTTGGCCTTGAAGGTAGAATCTTTACTATAGATGAAGACTTCCATGTTGGCGAAAATGTTGTAAACTATATGGCAGAAGGTAGCGGTGGAATGATTGCGCTAGGTGCACTTCATGCCACAAAGAATCAAAAAAACCCTAGGCTAAGACTTAAAGCAGCACTAGAAGCAGCAACAGAGTTTAATATGAGCGTAGCTGCCCCCTATACATACATTCAAGTTTAGTGTATAATTAGTTGATGGATATAAACGACTTAAGACCAGATTACTCTCAGTCCATGGACATAAGAGGTGTGCCAACACACACATGCCCCTGTGGTTGTGAGATTTGGAATCTTAAAGTAATTTTTGATAGTTGCGAAATTGCAACTTACTTTTTAGATATGGAGTGTGCTAATTGTGGCACACTGGCAACTGCACCAACGCCACTTGATAGAGATGAAGAATAATGAGAGCACAAAGAAGAATTGATTTGCTAGAACTTGAGCTATTTAAACTTAGAATTGAATTAGACATAATGCATGAAATTATGAGCAACATTGTAAATACTCAGGTACAGGCGGCGGAAGCCAAGAATATGGATTCTGGCAAATGGTATCCACGCACAAGACCCCCGCAGAACTAACAACCTATTGACAATACTTGGTCGATTTAGTAGAATTAGGTTTATGAAAAAACTAATAACTATGGCACTTGCTGCCACACTAATCGCTATGACATCTATGCCCGCTGAGGCAAACTTAAAGCCAAAGACAGTTACACCAACATTGGCTATCCTAGACACTGCTCTTGACACATCAATTCCTAGCATTAAGTCACGAATTGTTGCAGAAGTTTGTATTTTAGATTGGCCATCATGTCCAAATGGAAAAACATTTATGGAGGGGCCAGGATCATCTGTTCTTCCACTAAATATGCTTTCAACATCAGCATTTAATCATGGAACTCAAATGGTTTCAGCAGCGCTTAATGCAAATCCAAACTTAAATATTGTTTTTGTAAGAATTGTTGGAAATACAAGATCAGGTGCTCAGCAGACATATGGAATTAATACACTTGTAAATGCTTTGACTTGGGTTAATAATAATAAATCAAAGTATAATATTGTTGCTGTGGCATCATCAAATGCAACAAATGCTCCAGTAATTAAAATGAAAACTGCAAACTACTGTTCACCTACCAAGCTTGATCCAGTTATTTCTACTTTAAATAACTCTGGGATTCCAGTGTTTTTCCCTTCAGGAAATAGCGGTACTAATGCATCTATGAAGGATAAGATTGAATGGCCAGCATGTATTAAGCAGTCAATTGCAGTAGGTGGAGTTGAAACTCTTAACCTAGATCAGCCACAAATTTCTTTAATAAGTAACTATGACAAGAACTTGGTGGATTTATGGGGAGAGGTTCAGATTGCAACCATATACCCTGGCAATAAGCCTGGATTCTCTTATGGAACATCTGTCTCTGTTCAAGCAATTGCAGCAAGATATGTGCAGCTAAAGACCGTGTTTCCAACATACACATCTGATCAATTGATTACGCTCATGAAGTCTTCTTCTGTACAAGTTCCATCAATTAATGGGCAAAACGTTTATCTGTTTAATTTGCTAAAGGCCATTAATGGATAACAAGCTTACGGTACTAGAAGAAATTATTAAGGACATTGGAGAGGAGTTGTATCAGAAATGGTACAACGCCCTAGCCATTGAGGATAGAACAGAGGAAGCATCAAAAGCGATGTCTTCTAATGCTGGTGAAACAGCTATTTGGGTTATTCAAAAATTTATGGATAAGTTTAACCAAGCAGCGGATGAACTAAAAGGAGAGTAGATTGATCGTAACTGATGAAAGTTTTGATAATGTTCTTAAATCTCACGATTTAGTTCTTATCGACTTTTGGGCTCCATGGTGTGGTCCATGCAAAAAAATATCTCCAATCCTAGATGAGATATCAGAAGAGCGTGGATTATGGGTGGGGAAGTTAAATGTTGATGAGAATCCTGTAAAATCAGCAGAATACTCTATCACCTCTATCCCATATATGGTATTATTTAAGTCTGGTAAGCCAGTAAAGTCTATTACTGGAGCAAAACCTAAGCATGTAATGCTAGAAGAACTTTCAGAATGGATCTAGAGAATATAGATTCAAATCATTTAGAGTTTGAAATATGGCTCAAGAATGGTTATGATAGAGGTTGGGTGTCAGATGTATTTTGCGATACACATGATGGACCGCCTTTAACTGATGAAGAAATGCAAGAATGGGAAGAGGGTGGAGACCCATGTTCTTTCCATGTAAAAATAAATGCACTACACTAACATTCTGTGATCGCAAAGATTACAGAGGAAATAAGGAGAATAAATTAAATGAACTCATTTAAAAAAATCGCTCTAGCCATGGTTGCAGCCATGACTTTGGGCACAATGGTAGCAACACCTGCAAGTGCTAACACCATGTCAGTTGTAGCAACAACATGGAACGCAGCAAGAGTGGTAAATGCTGTAGTAACCCCTGGTTACGATACTCCAGCAACTGCTGGAACAGCGCTAAACACTGCAATCGTACGTCCAGTACCTGCAGATAACACTATTGACAACACAGATGTTGTTAAGATAGAAGCAACAGTTGTAGCGGGAACATCAGTTACTGCAACATCAACAAATGCAACAATCGTATCTGCACTACACTCAACTGCTGCACCAGTAGGAGCAACATCAGGATCATCATCCCTGACAGTTGCAACTGGTACAGGAACAACAGCAACTTTTTATGTCTATACAAAGACAACAGCAATTGGTACAGTTGTAATCACAAACGGCCCAGTGACTTTGACATACTATGTTCAGGGTACTGCTGGTCTTATTAACAACCTAACAGTTTCTGCACCTGCTACAGGTGCTGCTGGTACAAAGCAGGATATTACAGTAACTGCAACAGATACATTTGGAAACAAGGTATCAGGTAAGTCAATTACTGCAACAATCTTTGCTGCATCAGCAACAGTAGACACATCAACAGTGACAACTGGTGCTACACTTTCAGATTTTGGAGTTGCTACATTTAAGGCAACACTTCCAGCAACTGGAACACGCTCACTTATCACATTTGCTCCAACAACTGCAGGAGATGCAACAACTGCAGATGTAGTTGGATTGACTCCTCGCACACTTGCACCGTTTGCAGAGATTGCAATTCGTGATCTAGTATCAGAACTTGCTGCTGAGAAGGCTGCAAAGGATGCTGCAATTGCCGCAAAGGCCGTGGCCGATGCTGCGGTTCTAAAGGCTGCTGCAGATGCAGTTGCTGCTAAGACAGCTTCAGATGCGGCTCTTGCTGCTGAGAAGGCTGCTTCTGCAAAGGCACTTGCTGATGCTAAGACAGCTTCAGATGCGGCTCTTGCTGCCGAGAAGGCTGCTTCTGCTAAGGCACTTGCTGATGCAAAGACAGCTTCAGATGCGGTTGTACTTGCTAAAGATGCAGCCATTGCCAAGCTAACAGCAGATAATGCTGCTGCACTTAAGGCAATCAAGGCATCATTTAATGCACTCGCTAAGAAGTGGAATGCAAAGAACCCAAAGGCTAAGGTTACCTTAGTTAAGTAATTAGTTTTTAGCGGGGCGAGGAAACTCGCCCCGCTAATACTATTATGATAAAATTAATATTATGGAATGGGATCACTTTCACACAATTCAAAAAAAAGTTTTAAATGAATTAATTAAAGAAATGGAAGATTTAGAAATTCCACCAGACTGGAGACCACGAGAGGTCTTAAGGTTAGTAATTAGAAAATTAAAAGAAAAAGAGGAATCATGTTAACTAGATTAAAGATTTGGCTAGGAATCACACCAAAAGAAGTTATGTTTGAAAAGGTTATTACGGATGCGCTTCTAGCATCAATTAAGGCACCAGCCAAGAAGGCACCAGCCAAGAAGGCACCAGCTAAGAAGGCACCAGCCAAGAAGGCACCAGCTAAGAAGGCACCAGCCAAGAAGGCACCAGCTAAGAAGGCACCAGCCAAGAAGGCACCAGCTAAGAAGGCACCAGCCAAGAAGGCACCAGCTAAGAAGGCACCAGCTAAGAAGGCACCAGCTAAGAAGGCAGTCAAGTAATGGACTCTAAAAGAAGATCATTACTAAAAACTATCAGTTGGCCATTTGTACACTTTACTTTTGTTTCTGGAATAATTTATTTTACTCTTAAATATTTTACTGGAGAAGCAGAGTGGGAGTATGTTGGTCTTTATGGACTATCATACCTAGCGCTAGAAATGTCATTCTTCTTTATTCATGAAAGATTATGGGCAAAGTTTGGCGGGAAAGTTAAGTAATGGGAAAGCACCTTGATAAGATGCAAAGAGCATTAGCTCAAAGACAAGCAGGAACATATGCTAGTGGACAGAAAAAACCTGGGTCTATGAATATTAAAAAAACTGGCTATAGAGGGCAGAAGGCAAAGGGATCTAAGTAGTGTTTGAAGATACTTGCCAATGGTCTAAAGAATGTAGCAATAAAGCAACAAGAATCGCAGCAAAAAAAGAAGGTCCCATATTAGACATCTGCGATAAATGCTGGCACAAGGAGTTTAAGTCGTGATTAATATAAGAGAAGAAGTACTAAAAGCAAAAGAAAGCCATAGAGCTTATATTCATAAGGGATACTGGAAAGATGTTCCGTCATGGCAAGAATTTTTAAACTGCATATTTAAAGAAATACAGTCAGAAATAGTAATAGAGACAGCAGGTAATAGCTCTCAGGATGAAAAAGGCGTTGGAAATGTTGTAGTAACAGATAGCGTATATTTTAGTCCACAAGTTTCACACATGGAATATTTTAGTACCATGTCTAGTTTTTTAAAAGATTTTGAAAATACAAACGGAATAATAATGGGTGTATCTGGACCCAAAATCTCGGTAGGACCAAGAAAAGTTGATGCTCATAGTGATCAATGGGACGCATTTTCATTGCAATGCCAAGGCACAACCATATGGACAATAAGCTACCCAGAAGATGGGTATTCAGAAGAATTTCACATGGAGCCAGGGGACCTTTTATTTTTCCCAAAAGAGACCATGCATGAGCTTTACTGTGAAGAGCCTAGGGCTGGGATTATATTTAATTTGCCAGATGTTAGAAAAACGCAGTATAGGTCGGCCTGATCAAAATAATGCTATAATAGTTCTATAAGCGGAATACTAGTCCCGCTTAAATAAATAACCTATAGGAGTAATAACATGTCAGACGGAAAAGATTTAAACGGATTTACGTCACCAAAGGTAAATGATTCAACTGTTTGGGGAAACAACGAGCAGTATGCAGCTGATCCAAAGGCAGCATTCCCATCAACAGACGTTTCAAACCAGGCACAGGCTCAGGGCCCTAAGTAATATGTGCGTTGAATGCGGCTGCGAAAGCTTAGGCAGTGAAACTGGTATTAAAGAAGTTAGTATCCAGGACGTTTCAGATCAGGGTAATCAGTAATGTGTAAAGATTGTACTTGCGGTAATGCAGAAGAACTTCAATATGAGTCTTCTGTTGACCCATCTATGAATAATAACGTTGTAACCATATCACAAATTAAAGGTGCATAGTGTCAGAAAACGTTGTGAACTCTGGAGAAGCAACTAAAAAAAATCCTTCTCAGGGTAAATTTAAATCAGGAATACAGGCTAAAAGGCCTCCCATGAAAATTGATGTCAATAAGCATGGAATAAGAAGAGAAACGCCATCTGTACCACAAGCACCCAAAAAATTTGGTAGAAAGAAGGTTTAATTGTGGAAGCATTATCACAGCAAACAAGTCAGCTTGGAGGGAAACTTCTAGGCGGTGGCGGAACTGGGATTTGGCAATATGAAAACTTTATTTCTAAAGAAGAGTGTGAAGAGTTAATTAAATTCTTTAATGCAAATGAAGAAGAGTGGCGATTCATTTGTTTCTATGGATCATATGGAATGCATGTTGTTTCTCCATTTACTAAGGAGCATGGAACTTCTATAACTGAAGAATACATGGCTAACTTGCGAGAAAGAATGATTCAGTATTGTTCTGATGCTGCTGGTAGACCAATGAAAATCAACAGCATGCATGCACAAAAATGGGAAATTGGAGCTTATGCTAATGATCATTCAGATAACACAGACCTGGATGGTAAAGACATGGGCTGGGCAGATAACAAACAGTACTCTGGAATTTATTTAAACAGCCAGCCAGACTACGAAGGCGGAGTTTTAAAGTTTAGAGATCATGGACTAGACGTAGTTCCACCAACAGGATCATTTGTTTCATTTCCTGGAGGAGTAGAAAATATTCATAGCGTATCTGAAATTACTGCTGGAACAAGATACACTATAGTTATATTCTGGGATTATGCAGATGCATGGTATTCTGAAGCTCAACTTCAAGAGTGGGAAAGATTAATATTTAAGGAAAGAATCCATCAGTATCAATTAAAACAGCAGTGGAAAGATGGAGTAGCACACCCATTGTTAGAAGATCCTTATGCTGGAGTAGATAATCCAGATGAATTGCCATCAGGATTGATGGAAAGCTTAACTTCAGCAGACATTAAATGCAATGCTAGAAGAAATCAAGAGGCAGTAATTAAAGCAGGCAAGGTGCCAGCAGGAGTTATTGTGGATCAAATAATAGAAGAAGAAAAGGATTAATAATGACTAAAGAAGAACTAGATGCGTTAATAGAAGACCACTCACAATATCTTTTTGGAAAAGCACAAAGCTCGTCTGGGATTGATGCGTCAGGAGATGAGTACGATCATGCTTTCCCAACTGAAGATGGAAGAGTTTCATATACTTATAATGAGGATGGCTCATACTCAGTAGTTTTAACTAAATCTGATGGGTATGCTGAAACAAGACCTATGTCGTTTGAAGTGCTATCTGGTTGGTTTTACAATCCATCATCTGATTATTTTAATTCAAGTGTATCTGTAATAGATACTATTTAATACAGAAAAAGCATTGACTGGCGTTATTAATTATAGTATAATTAATATATGACAACTTTTATTATTATTTTCATTCTATCTTTATCCGTATGTGGATATTTTGGGTATAGACTTTACCAAGAAATCTCAACTATAATGGAAGCAAAAAGAATACACGATAAAATGGTTCAGGATCATTTTTGGGCAACTCAACAGTCGTTTGAAGAATAGGCTTACCTTTGTGATTAAACCATTTGGCAACTTATTATTAGTTAAAGAAAACAAAGTAGAAGATAGGACCACCTCTTCTGGTATAGTTCTTATGGCCTCGCTTAGTGATTCTCCTCTAAGGGTTGGAAAGATAGTCGATCTTGGAAACGGTGAGCACAATTATAAAGGTGAGCTGATACCAATTAATGGATTAGATATTGGTGATAGTGTCTATTACAATCAAAACAGCGGAACTGATATTGAAGACGAAGACGGCGAAAAATATCTGCTTTTAAATACAAAAAGCGTACTAGCAATTAAGGGATAAAATTTGAGAAAGCTTTTTAATTTTAAAACAATCTCTACTGCAGTTGTTCTTCAGGTTAAAACTAAATCTCCAGAAAAATGGTTGCTTGTTGACAGAGAAACTGGACAAGTTTATCAAGGTAGTGAAAATGGTCATTGGGATAGGTTAGACCCAGTTATTAAATATAACGATGACAATACTGTTTTGTAAGTCTATTGACAGCATCTTATACATATTATATACTTAACCATAATGATAAATAAAATCGTATGCAGAATAAAAGGTCACACACTTGTTATGGCAGGAACATGCCCATACACTGGATCAACTTATAATTTATGCACTAGGTGCTTGATAATGATTCCAATTCAGGTGGCAGTATGAAAGAGCCTAGAATTATGAAAATGGACTGGCGCTCATTAGGATATTGGCCAGTGTATAAAAATGGAAAGCTTACATGGGAAAAGGATCCTGAAAAAGATGTGCAATAAGTGCGGGATGGAAAAAGAAAACATTAACTATTGGGATAATCACCAGACTATGTCAGATACCAATGTATGGTGTGCTAAATGACATATGATGATTTATGCAAAAAGGTTGAAGCTCTTTGGCATGATTCATATAAAAGCAAATCCTGGGAAATAATTTGGGATCTTGTTAAACTACATAAGCCTTTTGATTTACCATGGGAAATAAAAGATTTAAAAGGTTGTGAAGGTTGTGGTCACATGTACCCATGCAAAACCATAGAGGTTATAGAGAAGGAATTGTTATGATAGATTGGTTAGTGCATAAGTTATTTTGGTGGGCACCACTAAGACAAGCTATATTTGAAGAAGTCCATTTCTACGATCAGATAGAGGCTGCCATGAATGAGCCTACAACTAATTTAACATGGGAAGAAAACGGTAAATGGTACGGATACACCTTAAATGAGATGCATAAAATATATCTATTTGATGATACAGGACATGAAAGTATGACTGATCTATGGGATGATCTCTGGAGAAGAGATTCAGATTACAATTTAATGTATCGATAAATGTCAAAATTTTGGGAGGATAAATCTCAGTGGATAACTAATTGCCCAATATGTTATTGTGCAGTCACTCATCAATTAAGAGATTATCATATTCAATATCATGAAGATTTGATCGCAATTAGTGAGGTCGGCGAAAATAGAGAGATCCCAGTCAACTACGTTGACACAACTGATGGTATAATAGATACCTAACGATAAGGGTATAATATGTGGTGGTCTTGGGTACTTGCCGTAATTGGCGTAGCTGGAATATATTTTGTGGGCAGAAAAGATAAATGGGGTTGGTTTGTACTCCTATTTAATGAATGCCTTTGGATAGCATATGCAGTAATAACTAAACAGTATGGATTTATATTCTCAGCAATTGCTTATGCTGCGGTATATATTAAATCTTATATACATTGGTCTAAAGAGCCAGTAAATAAGATACATTTGTAGGGGGAACAGATGGCATATTCTAGATTCACAGATAGCGATATATACATATACGCTCATGTAGGCGGATGGATAGAATGTGCAGCATGTTGGTTAAATGAACCTTCAGATGAGTACTCTTTGCTCTCAATGTCAGAAGAGATACATGATGATGGGCACCTTATTACACATGTTCGGGAGCATATTAAAGCTGGACATGATGTACCTGTTGGTTTATTAGCAGAAATTCTCAATGATCCAGATAGATATGGGATGATGGTTGACTAAGATTATGGTACAATAATAGAATGGACAATACAATGGATTACTTATCAGACAACGAAGAAGAAGACAAATGGGACAATATTCAGAAAGCTTGCTGGAGCGGATATAAGCAGGTTGGAATGAAGGATAAAGGCGGTAAGCAGGTCCCTAATTGCGTACCCGTAAAGAAGTCCTTGTTCGGCACAGAAGGGCCTCAGAAGCTCATACCAAGGAATAAGTAGCATGGGTATACTAGATAACCTGGAAGCCTACATGGAGGCGGAAGAGGCAGAAAAATGTCATTACTGCCAAGCCCTTGCTACATATAATGATTTAGCTGAAGTAGATAGAACCTATCAAATAGTAGGCGTATGTGCATGTCATTCATATAAAGGATTAGTTTCCTAATTAGATTAATATTGACCGAAAGTGAAGTCGAAAAGTAGAGACACCCAGTCACTACGTGACTATATAGATTGGCAGCATGAAGAATTTAAATCAGGTATTTAAGCCTTATAAGGCTCAGTTTGATAGGTGTCCTACCCATATTAAGATCCTAGCCATATTGTGCGTCATGTACCTATCAATAACGCCTGACCCATTTGATATACTATTTCCATGGGCGGCATTCTCAGATGATATATTCATAGCAGGCATCCTACTCAAGATATTGCACAAACACGGCGGGCTACCAGAAGAAGATAGAACTACCCCTATAGATCTACTAAGAGATATATTCAAGAGAGTAGATAAGAAACAAGAAGATACTTACTTAAAAGTAGATGATTCTTCCTTGGCAGTACATTTATTTAAAGATAATGTATGTAGCCATTGTGGACTTATATCCCCTAATAATACCAAATAGACCAAGAAATAAGCTTAGAGAAATAGAGCATTTTGGTCTCTACCCATTATATCCCCCCTCCCTTTATCTCCCTTGTATGAGCCTCCTAGAGGCTTATATAGTGGAGTATTGTGGAGTAAAGTGGAGAATCATACTATCAATTTAGATCCAAATACTATCATTATATATATCTAGATATACCTATGTAATAGAACGCTACCATTTGATGTTCATAATGTCAATAGGGCCTATATAAAGCATATTGGCCAATATTTGTCAATAGCTTTCATATAAAAAATTCCAGGATATTTAAAATTTGTTCGTAAAGAGAGAATTTGGCCCATATTTATGCAGAAAAAATAGATCTAATTCTGTCATATTTATATAACATTTTGTTATATTCTATATAGATATTGACAGATTTTGATCGATATGCTGCAAATTCCAGCGTATTTTTATATGCGTCGTAAAGAAGAAATTTGGCCCATAAGATGGGCATACAAAAATGGGACATATAACTAATTAAAGCTATATGCCCCATAGGGGAAATCATATTAGAATGAATCTAGATCCATTATGTACTTACTATCTCTTACTCTTGTTTCTTTCAAAGAGTCTATTGTTAGGTTTCTATCTACCGCCCCGTATTTTGCTTCGAGCATGTCATTGAGAGCATCTGCTAAAAGCAATCCTTCGGATGTGTAGCCTTTATCCCATTCTGACTTTAATCTAAGGGAATTGTATTGGATAATATATCTAACTAGTTCCATTAGCCTGTCTTGGGTGTATAAGGTATGTTCAGTTGTTAGTACATTTGCCATTACGGCAGGTGAGAAGTTAGCATTGTTTAGATAGTCTGTTAGTTTTTCTGCTGCTTTGAATTCGTTTGCTTTAGCCATTGAGTTCCGCCTTTCGTTTTGATTATACCATTGACCACTGACATTTGTAAATGAAGCGAGGACCCTCCCCTTTCCCAGTTTCCCACCAGAGAGGAGGATCCCCACACTTAGATTGTTACTTGACGTTCTTCTTGTCTGTGAAGACTACGCCTTCTTGTGCTGCCTTGTTGATGACTCCTAGAGCTGCAGCTGAGAAGCGACCACGCTTTCCTACTGAGATTCCTTGGGCCTTTAGGTATTCACGAGTTGTTGTTGGTGTTGACATTTAGTTTGATCCTTTCTAGATCTTTGTTATATATATTATATCCCATTTCCAGGGAATTGTAAATAGGGTACGTAAAGCAATATTTTTGCCCGTGTCCCTTAGCTTAATGACCGTTATGTCCGAATTGTCCATAACGGCCAAAGCTATCTTTATTTAGTTGTTACTTCTAATTCTACTACGTTGTATGGTTCAATGATGTCATTAACTGGAATCTCAGTCCAGCCTTCTGCAGGAATCCTAAGTGATGACTCCCACGCAAGGTCGTGAGACTCTGCATTAATGATTACATAAAAATCCTGCTTGCGGTCACCATAGATTTTATAATCTTTTCTCATAGCCCCACCTGCTCTACCTTATCTTTAATTAATTTAGCAATGATGTTATGGGCCTCGATGTTTTCAGTTTCGCTGCCACCCCATAGCAAAGCTTGGGCCTTACTAAGTTGATCGTTTAAGTATTCATCACTCATCTTCATCTTCGTCCTCCTCATCTTCCTCAAACATTGTATCCACAATGTAGTCACGGTTAGTCATCCATTCAAGGACATCGTCTTGGTGTTGTTCGGCACCGTACTCCAAGGAGAACCCTTGGCCAGCCTCCACGGCCTCGCACAGGTGGTCCCACATTTGGTCTTGTGTAACCTTAGCCCTGTATGTCTCATCGTCTAGGATGTTATTAATAGTTGACCATGTCCATAGCCAAACAAGCGATAGGCCAAGGTCGGTGCTGTCTAGAATCTCTAAACACTTGTTTAGTTTATCTTTATCTTCAGGCTTCATTCAATGGCTCCGAATCTATTCTCTCTTGAATTGCAAATGAGAGTTGATATGTTAGTTGATACAGGTCAACTAGCATGTCGAGTCGTCCTTCACACTCTGTACGGACCATAGAGTCCATTGCCTCTTCGGACCTTTCTTCTTGTGCTAATGCCTCTGATAGGTCTTGCTCAGCAATTAGCATTAGATTCTTTAGTTCACCATGCAAGATATCAAGGCCTGATACTCCAGCATTAACCATGCGTTGCAAATGGGGCGGGAGCCCAATGTCTTCTGCAGTCATATTCATTAATACACCCTTTCGTTATCAAGCATTATATCAGTTGCCACTGACAAAATATGTTCCATAGTATCAATTGCTCCTGTGTAATATGCATCTGATTCGAAATACTCATCTTCATTTAAAGGTATGTTATTTCTAGCATCCTCTAAATCTTGTTCTAAACTAATCTTATGTATCTTTAGATATTCCATAAAATGTGATGACCTAGTCAAAATAACCCTCCGCCCATAGTCCCTGGAGAAAACTAACTGTCATCTCCAAATCAGTTCTAAGTTGTGTCTTGTCCATTAAATCGGACGGGGATCGAAGATAGAATAACTTAGCATCATGTACTGAGTTAATCATAGTATCTAAATCATCTTTAGTATATCCTAGCATCATAAGCAGAACTCATCTCCTTCAATATATCCATAGTATTCATTGTATGATTGTTTTAAGTTATCAGGAGCAAATTCCATAAACTTAAATTCAGCATATGCTGTGCCCTCATCTAAATTAGCATTGTTCCATTGCTCAAATAGATGTTGCTCAATATCTACTTGAATTGCTCCAAGAAGATGCTCTCCTACTGTATCTGTAAATGCTTCCATTATGCTTCCGCCTTTCTATATTCAGGAACTTTGGTTTCTAAGTATACACTATGGGTCTGACATTCTTTAACAGCCTCTAGGTCTGCCTCGCCAAGCCAGTTGCAAGCACCGCAGATTTCTCCACATTCATTCTCGCAGTATTCCATTTGATTAGTTGCATCACAATCACGGCACATGTTATCGTATTCTGATTCTGAGATAACTTCACCACGGAGGAATTCCATTTCCCCACCCCAACCTGTTTCTTCTTCATATGATAAAGTAAATAGTAGTGTTGGGTATTGTGCAGATAGTTTAGAGATAGCACCAAGAGGCCGTGACCATGCAGTATTAAAGTTATAATGAACTACATAGTTCTCGCCATTCTCGGCTTCCTCGATAGTTGTATCAGGATACTTGTCATCTTCTGATACAGCAACATCCCACTTAGTACCCCACTCACGAACATTAAAGTTGTACCAGTCATTGGTCTCAAACTTCATTGCCTGAGAAAAGTCGGTGGAACGAGGAGGCTGTCCATGATATACCTCATCAGTAATACCAGCATCTCTATAGTTATAGATATTATGAAAAGCAAAGATAGGATTAACATACTTAGTCTGCTTGACATCATATGATAAATCACCTACAGGTGTAATTGAATAGATGAATGGCTTATTCATCTGCTTGATTAAAGATTTTACTTGCTCAGGATTACCTTCGATAGTTAATCCATTAAATACCCAATTTGGCATTTTATATCCTTTCGTTGATATGTTCCTATTATATATTAGACCACTGACAAATGTCTATATGATATGGGTCACAAACGATAATTTGACCCCTCCAAATTAGTGTTTACACTTCTATATGTAAATCAATATAGATGTGTAAGCTTTGTGGTCAAGATCATAGCAAATTCCAGGGAATATAATTGACAGTCGTAACGACAATATGCTACCCTCATGTCTTTGCGGGCAAAGAAAAACCCCCCAGCTAGTGGGGGGTCTTGAATAATGGCTGCCTGGATTTCCAACGAAAGAAATAAACCCGCTTTACTTAGCGCCTGGCCATTGAGACTGATAGACGCACCATTATATTTCCTATTAAAACCAGGACCTTAGTCCTAGTCTAATTATACCATAACTAGTCGACTGTATTTGTCTACGAATGCCGCCAAGGATAGACTGAATACAACCGTGCTCATATCTTCCTCGTACAGTGTAAACGTTTGAGAGGCCCAGTTAATTACAGGCACCTTGTGTTCGTTGTCCCCTAGTTGATTTACGTAGAGCCCCCATGATAATGTTTGATTCCAGTCTTCTCCAATTAAATGAGAGATTGCAATACGTGTTGCATATGATGGGTCCTGCCAACGTGTCTCTGCAGCGCTGACAGCATTTGCCAGTTTGGCTAGCATGTCGTGGCCTGCCCAGTGCCCGTATAAAAATATTGTATCGCCCTTTTGGTCTTTAAAACCAAAGTTTGCTCTGTCGCCCATATTATTCCGCCGTTTCTAAAGTAGGTACTGCTTCTTCTATTTTGTTCAATTCTATCACTTCGTATGCGACCTTGTCAAGGCCACGCTTGCTTGCATTGTAGTGGTGACCGCAAAAGAACAGTTCACCTTCTACTAGTTTAACTAAGTACATTGCTTGAGCTGTGTTACATTGATCACATGCTATCCATCTTGTTAGATCTTCCGTTGTCATAGTTTTCCTCCTTCGATCATCTCAGATAGACGGTCAAGGATCCAGGAATCAATGTCGTTGATATCAATCTCTGACAACTTTTCCATGATCTCTTCACGAGCAAACTTGTATCCATCTGCCCAGCCATCTTTATATTCTGACATAATCTCTCCTTAGTAACCTGTTGTTTCGTAGTCTGATATGTATGATTCAGTTAAGTTGTACTTATCACGCAGACGACTTACTTTCTCAATACTACCAGTTCCAATGTTGAATGTCAATGGAGCCATTCTCTGTGGGTCGAGCCCGTTGATTTCTGCATCCCAATAGGCCCTCTCCATGGAGAGCCTATTAGGAGCGGTGAGTTCAAAATACATTATGCCTCCCTAACGTTGCAAACTTCGGTGTCATCAATTGTGATGTTGCCGTCATTTGATTCAGCATATAATGAATCTGTTATAACTGACTCAAGGTCGTACTCTGAATAGTCTGATAGAACATCATATGAATATGTTCCAGTAACTTCTACAGATGCAGTAAACTGAACTTCCTTGATAAGTTCGATACCAAGCGCTTCAGCAATGTCACGCAATGTATCTTGGTCTTGTGAATCTGCATATGCCTCGCAGATGATTTCCTTGACTGCATCAATCTTAGATTGAATAGAATTTAAAGTCTTCTGCGATTGACGGGCATTGTGAAGGTCCCATTCAATACTGGTAACCTTATCTGTAATGTACTCAGGATTAGAATAACCATTAATCTTTTTATACGTTACTAATAGATTAGAGTTATATGTATCTGGTACTAAGTGCTCTGTTGTTTCCATTTTTACCTCTTCCGTTGTTGTTGGTGCAATTGTAGCATGCTCGACTGACAATAATGTAGTCTTACGCCCGCATGGGCATGTGAGTTCTGTCACACCTGAAGGAAAGCCAAATCCATCAGATGATGTAAGTTCAATTAAACAATCGCAATGCTCAGGATCACATGCGAATGTGTATTTACTTGATATGAGTTCGTTGGTCATGAAGAGAATTATACACCAGGCCACTGACATTTACAAGGAATTCCAGGGAATATTTATGTGAGTCGTAACACACTTTTGCTCCCCTTAGCTTTGAGGGCGCTTGGCGATCCATATCGGACTTGAACCGACGGCCTCTACCGTGACAGGGTAGCGCTCTAACCAACTGAGCTAATGGACCAAGAAAAATTGTGAGCAGTTTTTAATCATGCTCAGGATTTTATTTATTAAAACGCAGAAACTAATTTTTTAATTTTATTTTTTTCTGCGGTTAGAATTGGGTCAAAGCCTGATGCACCAGCCATAAGTGTTTCAGAATTGCCACGACCTGAACGATAATAGTCAAGGCGTTCAGTAAGTGCATTGAAAGCACCCCACTTTGTACCCTTGATGTTAGCGTTAGTTGGTGAGTTATGATAAAGGTCATCAAGCAAAACGACTTTATTCTCCCACTTAGTTAGCGCAACCTTAGCAGCATCCTTATCTGGCTTAGGATAAATTGTCTGAATCAACTTTGAGAATTCTGCATCAGTAATTGATTGAGAATAAAGTGCTTGCGCTTCCTTCTCAAATTCATCAAAGTAACCAAGAGCAAGACCAAGAGTCTCACGAGCAACTTGGATGCGACCTTCAACAGATTGCGTGTGACGAATCTTAAATGATTGCTTTGCATTACGCATTGCAAGATTAAGAGTGTTTTGGCATACTACACGAACAGGGGTAACAGCAGCCTGAACAGCCACAGACCCGTCATGAGATGTCCATACGATTAGATACAACTTAGTTGCATCATTTGCGCCTTGTGGGTCAAGCACCATTGTGCGAGGAATGTCCACAGTACCAAATACAACTTTACCGCTACGCAATGAGCCAGCAGACTCCCAGCGACAGTCAGCGTTTGCATCATGAATTGCATCAGCAAATGCAAATAGTTCCTCATTCTGCACAGGCTTGTAACGCTTGCCAACAGTGGCAAGAACATCAGTACCCTGATTGAATGGGTTATCACGAATAACTAACTGAGCATTTGATACATCATTCCATGTATCTGAGATGTGGTCAGTTAGTGGAGACAGGCGAACATTCCAATTGGAAAGTTTTGCCTCATCCAACATCATTTGAGTTGTAACATCCTCATCTTGTGTAAAGATGCGATTTGCGAGATTGTGCCATGCAGGTGCGCCACGCAATGCAAAAGCAACTTGACCGTTTTCGGTTTCGAGATTATGAGCCATTATTTTTTACCTTTCGTTTGATTAGTTGTAAGTATAACAGACCCCACTGACATTGTCTAGGATTAGTTACTATATGTCCGAATTGGTCCATGTGATTAATCTCACAAAATTCCAGGGATATCCACAGGCAGTCGTAACCCTGTGGATAACCCCTCAGATTTGCGGGCCAGCTGCATATGCAACTGGTGTTAGATCTTTACAGACCTAACTCATCCCTAGTTAATTTATTTGTTCTCCCATAATTAATAACTTCGGACGGGAGGTAAAGAGCAGTAGTCTTAGTCTTCTTCAATGTATCATACACATAAGCACGTACATCACCAAAGAAGTTACGTCGATTAGAAAATGCTAACTCAGTTAAGTATTCTTTATCTACGCCTTGCTCTGAATAAATTGTTAAATCATTTAACTTATTTGCGTCATAAATTTCTACACGAAATCTATTTTTCATTTTGTTGCCTTTGTTAGTAGTTGTCCCCGAAGGGAGAGCAGTTTGGCGACATACTCAGGTCGTTGGATTATTTAGAGATAACGAGCAATTTGCTTCATTGTAGAAGCATTTACTGTTTCCTCATCTGTCATCTTGAGAATTGTAAGAGCATTTGTGATGTCATCTTTCATTTCCTTGTATGTGTGCTGATGAATTGTCTCAAAGTCCTTCTCAGGCTCAGCAGGGAAATCGCTTTCGCCTGTTGTGATGTCAAAATCAACATTGAGAGTTTTGTTCCAAGAGCGATAAGATGTTCTGATGTTCTCAGCCTTTGAGAAGCGGTCAATAGCCCACTTTCCAATTTCCTTCTGCCACTTTTCATAAGCCTTCTTATACTTTGCTTCGTTGGCTTCTTGTGAGGCATAGTTCTTTTCTAGTTCTGCTAGACGAGTCTCTAGTGCCTTGATTACCTTTGGTGTTGCCACCTTTACTGTGATTGCTCTACTCATTGTTATTACCTTTCGTTGGTTGTTTAGTTTGTTTGAGTATTATAGCAGGGGGGTCTGACATTTCTGCGACCCCCCTGCCGTTAGATTATACGCCTAGTAGGGTTTGAGCAGATACCGAAGTCCAACGAGTTTCCTTGTTGGGCATTTCTAGTAGCACACGCACCGAGCCAGATGTTTGTGGGTGGATTTCCTTAATCACACCTGTTTTCTTTGACTTGAGAGTGGTGAATAAATCGCCCACCTGATACAACTTGTCGTTGATTGTCATTTATTGCCTCTTTTCTTTGTTAGGTTGGTAATTATAGCATTGGGGTCTGACATTAGTCTAGCCCTATCTCACTATGTGAGAAAGTTATTGTGTGATAAAAATCACAAGTATTCGGTTAGATCGCCATCCATGATCTCATTTAGCTCTAAGCCTTCTGAGTCTGCGATTGCTTCCCATAGATCCATTTCATTAAAGTCTCCATCAGGATGTCGCTCTGATAAGATAGAATAAAGATTATTCATTAGTAATCCTCCTCTGGTAGCCAAGCGTGTAAGTGGTGTTGCTCTATGATTGCGCTAGCGGGTGCATGGTTGCTTCCACGATAAGATACGCCTTCTGGCATTTCGATTAGTCTATTGTAATCTTCTTCGTAGTAGGCATCAATAGCCTCGATGCAAGGTTGCACCATAGAAAGTGGAACGGGTGGGTAATGATTACCTTGTAAGTGATAGCCTAGTGCTACTTCTAAATCTAATTCGTTAGATAAATCTAATGCTGTATTGTATCCCATTTATTCTGCCACCTTTAGAATAGCCCATGAGCCACCCTTGTTAATTTCATCTAGTGCAGGCTTAAGTGTTGGTGCAATAAGTGTTTTTAGCATTCCTTCTAGCATAAGTATTTGGTCTGACTTATCAAGTGCAAGTAGCATAGCACCTGTTGGATTAGTTTCATCAACTTCAGTTACGAAGCGGAGAGAGTGTTCGATAGTTATCATTTTTTGCCTTTCGTTGTTGGTATAAGAGTATTATAGCGTAGGCCACTGACAAATTGTGCAACACTCCCAAGATTAATCTAATTTATTTTGTGATTAATCTCACAAATTCCAGGGGGTTGTGGATAACGCCCGTAAGCCTGTGGATAACCCCGCAGTATTGCGGGCTTCCCGCAGCTTTTATTGATCAAATTTATTTTTATGTTTTATTTTGCGGGTGTATTTTTTTTTATTACGAACAGGTTGCGCCGCATTACTGCGGCGCAATTCCTGAATTCGTTTTACTTTATCTCGAAGTGAATTTTGGAACATTGTATCCACTCGCTTCGTGAAATCGTGTTACATCAAATCGCTCATTATCTTTAGCAAACATTTCAGCGAAATCATTTACCATTTTAGAAAAAACAGCGGGGTGAGTTTTATCGCTAGCATACTTTAGAATTTCTGCGGTTGCGACATAATCTTTGCGTGTCATCATTTTGTTACGACCTTTCGACCTTCACGATAGAAAATTTTTGTGTAGCATTTGCCTGATGGCGTATAAAGATTTACAGTTGAGTATTCGTTAGCAAATCCCCAATCGGTGAAAGAGAAAAAATCTTTCCATGCTTCGAATTCATCATTGAACGGCTTACTCCAATGAGGAGCATTTTCATCATAGGCAATAGTTATTTTATACATTAGTTGTTCTCCAATTCTTTTACACAATCGCATTGTTCGCAATCGTAGTCGTTATCATTACCAAAAAAGATTACTCCGTATCCGTGGCAATCTATACAATCTATTCTTATTAGTGAGTTTATCATTTAGTTTTCCTTTCGTTTTGTTATTGCTTATTATAGCCTAAGCCACTGACATTTTAGTCCGCTTCGGGGGTAGTGAATAAGGCTCCCTCATTAAGTAGCCCTACCTCAATGTTAAATAGTTCATCAGGGGTGGCTTCGGATAAATCTACCCAGCCCGCACCATTTTGATCAATTCTAAAAATCTCAATGTATCCCATTAGTGTTGTTCCTCGCAATCTTTGTCATAGTCAAATCCGCAAAAGTAGCAACCCATAAATTCTAGGTGTTCGATACAGTAATACTTAAATTGACTTTCATCACAGCAAAAATGTTGCTCGTCTGCGATTTCATAGAAATCGGTTTTGTCGATTATGTTTAACATTAGTTTTCCTTTCGTTTGTTTATTTAGTTATTGTACCGCAAGGGTCTGACAAATTAGTCAGACACCTTGACGGCTAAATAGCGGTATGTATCTTTTAGATTTAGCGGGGCTGAATAATGAGGTCGAACCTGAACCTTGTATGTATCACAATTCGCATACCATACATCATCATTTTTTTCCGCTGAGATAATTTCACCCTTTAGAGTTTTTGAGTGATAAGTTTTTCCTACAAGTAGGCTTTCGATAGAATAGACATTTGCTGACATTTGAGTCCGCCTTTCGTTTGTTGATAGTAGCAATTATAGCCTATCCCACTGACATTTTCTAATTACTAGCGAGTAATTCCAAATAATGAGACGCTCAAGTCATGTGATAAAAATCACAAAATCTCGGGCGTGTCGCAAATTCCAGGGGTTGTGGATAACTCCCGTAACCCTGTGGATAACCCCGCTCTTTTGCGGGCGCATCAACTTTTGTCAAGTCGACACGCCGTTACTTATTTAAAATCTTTAAAAATTTCCTCAAGCTTTAAAATTTGCTCATCTGTTAAATGATCAATTTCAATTGCTTTTTCAAATCCAAAAAAATCCGTCATTCGCTCATCAACCTTTCTAAATCGTCTGCGTTATCTCTCATGTAATTATCTTGAAAATCTAGTAACGCCTCATTGTAAGCAATTGGGTCACAATCTTTTAAGATTTGGGAGGGATAAAAAACAGCGTTACCCATTTCATAGACGGGATAACAATCATCAAGCATTTCATCAAATAATTGTTTAATCGCAAAAGTAATTTCAAAATCTAGCATTAGTTAGTTTCCTTATCTTGTAAAATGTTAAGAATAATTTGTAATTGTTCAACAGAAAGAAGTGCTTGAGCACAGCCCCATGTAAATGCTAAATCCATTTCTTGATAATGTTTTTTAGCAAGTGTATTTATTTCTTGAGTTAATTCGAAATTAGTTTTCATTTAGATACATACCAATCTGTCCACATAGGAAGTTGCTCAGGGTCACCATCATAGTAGTAACGCTCAATGTTTTGTTCACAATCCATACAGAAAGTGTATTGCTCATCTCCGATTTCTGAGATAGCGGATTTCATAGGGTTATGTTCTTTACATAGTGTGTTTAGTGTAGTCATTTGAGACCACCTTTCTTTTTGTTTGTATGTCGCTATTGTAGCAGGGGGGTCTGACATTTTGACCTGTTTCTCGGGCGTGTCGCAAAACTATTTTTGTGATAAAAATCACATAAATCCTGGGGTTTTCCACAGATGCCCGTAAGCCTGTGGATAACTCCCGCAAGTACTTGCGGGCCAGCTTGACAATGTCAAGCCGACACGCCGTTAGGCTAGTGTGATTCTTGCCACATCTCACGCATCTCCGCTATGAAGTCACGATAGACGATCCTCGCCATGTATAGGGCGGGGATAGCAAGGGCTAACTGTACTAGTGTAGTAAGTAGTCTATTCATGCGGTCACCTTTATGTTCTGAACATTAGCGGTAAACTTTTTACCCTTTCCTAATTCGCTATCGTTAAGCGTTTTAATTAGATTATCAATAGCCTTAACATCATGAGCGACATTATCGATTGAGATTAGTTTAGAGCCTTGCCAAATTGAGTAAGTGATAGTCATTATTAGTTCTCCCATGTTAGTGCGAATAGTTTTGCTAGTGCTTCATCATCTTCATCATCAAAGTCATCAAAGTCAAGCGCTGGCGCTTCATCTAGTTCATCATCAAGGTGACGATAGGCGTCTGATACATCTGATTGGATAGTGTCCCACTTAGAGACGGAATTATTTTCGTATGAGTATGCGTATGACATTATTTATTCATCTCCTTAGCGATAGCCTCTGACTTAGTTAGTGCCTCTAGGGCGATTGCTAGGGAGGCAAGGCGTTGCGCCTCTACCATTTGCTTGTATTCATCTAGGTTCATTTATGACCTTCTTTCGTTGTTGTTATTCTGTAATTGTAGCGTATGGGTCTGACAAATTGGGGAGGTTGGCTAGTGTGTCGGTGTGATACTAGTCACACTCTCCACATGGGCATTGAGGAAACTCTCGCTCTTGCTTTATGCGGTTAGCGAGTCGCTCTACCTTTAGGTAGGTATCAGCGGAGGCACCTCGGAAAGATACTACCTTTCCTTCAGCGATAAGGTGAGCAGCCTTAACAATCTTTTGCTCTAGTGTTAGTGAAGTCATTATTTAACTTCCTTTCTTTTTGTTATACCTTAAGCATAACATGGGGGTCTGACAAAAATCAAGTCGAGAAAGGCACAATTCGGACATTTTGACTATGAGTTACATCACATTAGCAAAAAATAAAGGGCAATTCGGACATTATGGGCGCACTATCTGAAATTATTTTCGTTTTTTAACTCTGTATCATACATGTAAAAAATATATTAACATTTTCTTAAATCTGAAAAAGCAGTTGACTAGAATATAGGGCGGGGTATAATAAGGGTATGGAACCATATGCATCTATAGTGAAGAAACAACTTGCTCAAATATTAGAGAAAGAACCCAATGCTGTTTTAATTGAGAAGAACATTGTTGTATTAAAAAACTGGCTATCAGATGATCTTTGCGACAGATTAGTAGCTCATGTAGAATCCTTTGGAGAAGATGCTTGGTGGGAAAAAAATAAACGAGAATGGTGGCATGGCAAATTCTTTTTTATAGAAGATCCAGATCTTGATGCAGAGCTAAAACATATGCGTATAAGGCTACAGGAGCTCTTTAGACAGGAGCTTTGGGTAGAAAGCATGAACTCTGTTCATAGAATGACTAAAGGGCAGTCTATGTTCATACATGCTGATAATTTGGCGGAATCCCTTGGATTAGATAATAAGTGCGTATTTGGTGTTACACACTATATAAGCAATTTTGACGG